AAGCCACCAATTTCAATTCCGTCTGGAAATCGACCGTTCGGGTTGATTAACATACGAAGTTTTGGTTGACTGGATGCCTTTACAGGTTCCCAACCCTCGCGGAGCTTTGAAGAAATGTTCGATGGGTCAGGGTTGTTGAGAGTACTTAGTCGAATCCACCTGAATGCCCAGCCCTCTTCGGGATCTGGATCGGGTAATAAGGTTGGAGGCATCCATTTTGCAGGACGCTGATACTCTTCCCTTGACTCTTCTGTTCTGTCTGTACGTGTCTGATTAACCATTTTCTTTTCTCCTTAAAACCGCAACCTCACGGGCATAACTCTCCAAAGAAAGTCCCAACCGTTTGGCGATAGCAACTTCTGATTTTGATAGTACGATTTTTTTAGGCGCAGTACTTCTAGATGCGGAAGCCACAACGTTTGATTTAGGGCGCTGAGATTTCGCATCAGCGGGCTCTCCGGAATCAAACTTCTCCGGGAACACTTGGCGCAACCTACCATTGATTCTGCGGTAGTATTCGTCACTTTGAGGGTTTAAACGCTCCTCATTGACAAGTTTATCATGAAGTGCTAACGCAAATCCAGTCATTTCTTTATCAGATCCGAACCATTTATTGTTAGTTTTCCATTCGACAGCCTTGGGATCTTCGTATGTCTGTTGCTGTGGGACAACGGGTGTTTCATCAATAGGCTGCGGTTTAAAGTTGTTTACACGCTCTGATTTCAGCTTGGCAGTGGTCATTTCCTCTTGGGCTTCGACCAAAGCATCTGCGTCCCCTGACTCATAAGCGGTTTTGTATTTGCGTTTTGCCTCTTCCATTTCTTGGCTGACAACACGCTTGGCTTGGTCTAAAAGGGCTGTTTGGTTAAGATTAACCGTCCCTTTTAAACGTTTGTTTTCGTCCATCATTGCCTGAGCAATTTGGAGAGCATGTTCTCGCTCACGCAGAGCAGACTCTTTTTGTCTGCGTTCTTCGTGATAACCTTTGGTGAATTCCTTGATACGATTTCTGTCGCGCTTTGAATATGTCGCGAGTTCTTCGTCTGTCGGGTCTTCCGGCGGCGTTTCCATAGGAGTTCTGTTTTGATCCTCCTCTGGCGTATCGTCTACAATTTCTATCTCTGGCGGCTCTTCGTTGTCTTCAGGTTCTGCCTGAATCACTCTGCCCCCAGCTTTAGATTCTTTTTCCTCGATTTCATCGGGAAATACAAACTCAGTCTGTTCAATTTGAGCCATGATTTATTCCTTTACGCACGGGATATTCCACGGGGATCTTCAACAACAGCTTCTACGCTATCATCGTTAATAATCCGAAATTCTTTGCCATGAATCTTGATCCGAGTCCCTGTGTTAGGACGGACAAGTACGAAATCACCTACTTTGCAAGATGCTCCTGAAGGAAATCTTTTTTCGTCTTTATACGCATCTGGGCCTATTTTTACAATGAAAAGCACTGGCGAAAGTACTTCTTCATAGTGCATCGTGGATCCGGATTTGATAATTCCGCTGTCGTATTCCTCTTCAACCTCTGGTAAAACGCACAAAAGGTGAAATGTTGAAGGATCAGGCAATTGTTTTGCCTTAGCCTCCGGCGTATCCGGTAAGGATGTAGCCGTCTCTCCATCTTGACTTATTAGTAATTCAGTCATCGTCATCTTTCTCTAAGTTACGCACAAGGTCGGAAATTAAGTTTTGCGCGAGCAGTAGACCCCGGATACTGCCGCAAACCTCTCGGTAGGAGGCATAGTCCTGTGCGGAGCCTCCAGCAAGACTTTCAGATATCCTTAACTCATGGTCTTTGAGTTGGGACATCAATATTTGTAGTTCTTTCATTTATTACCTCGTTTAAACAAATCAACTTGAACTTTCTGATTGGCCTGCTTCTCTTGAGATTGAACTCGTTGAGTGGCTTGTCTGTCTTGAGACTGGAGCCTTGCCATATCAATTTGTTTTTGTGTTTCCAGCCTTTGCATTTCAAGTTGAAGCTTTGCTTGCGCCAGTTGCATATCAGCTTGATTTTTTTGGATTTTGGCTTGGGCTTCAGTTTGTTTGATCTGAAGTTCAGCTTGTTGGATTTGCACAAGTGGATCCTGAGCCTGTTGCTGAGCCTGCGCTTGCTGAGCTTGGTTCTGGTTCAATTTCAATAACTGAGCCGCTCCCTGCGCGACCAGCCTAGAAACTTGGACTTCCACATCTTCTGGTAGCTTTTCGTTAGGTGCGTTAAGAGGAACGCCGACTTGATCTTCTACCTTCTTGCGGTACAAGAACGCCAAGTGTTCAGCAATATGCGCTATTGTTGAAGCTTGGATTTTTTGTGCGATTGGGTTTTGGCCAATCTGGGCCGCAATCATCGGATCAGACATCATGGCGGTATGGGTTGCTATGTGTGCATCATGATCTTGATACATGAAAGCTTTTACGGGTTTACCATTGATAAGCGCCATGTTTTCACTGATTGGATCTTTTGGTGACTCGTCTTCTGCGGTTGGGATGATTTTGTCTGCGTTCTTTATTCCCAGAACTTCAATCATCTGGCGGTGCAGATTGGGTAAGTCATAGATTTGCGGGGCAGTGGCAGACAATTGAATAACCGCTTGATACTGCATGATCCTTTGAGCCATTGTGGAGGAATTAGGATCTGATACGGGGATGACCTCCACCATATCGTAGTCACCTTGCTTGGCTTTCCTGTTCCCACCCTGTGGTTCATACTCATATTCAGTCGGTGCATAGTCCCGAATGATGTTTTTAAGCAGTTTAAACTCTTGTTTCATCGCATAATGCACGCGAGCTTGGACTGCCGACATGGTCTTTAGCTGTCTTTCAAGCAATGCCAATGTCGTCCCTACGGGCGCTTGGGCGCTCATATCGCTAACTTGCATGTCAGCAATCGACCCCAATCTGCGTCCTTCTTCTGTAATTCTGTCCAAAAGAGTAGCTAAAACTGCGCTGGGCTCCTTATATGGGAGCGCCATGATGCTGTCTTTGATAGCTCCGGACGGTACATCCACATCTCTGAACTCTCCGGGTTGGATGGGAGTGTCATCTCCTTTGATCCTAGCCCCTCTAGCTTTCAGTCCGCCGGGCAAATTGGACAGCGTGCCAGCATCTACCAATTGACGAATGATAGACGTGCCCGCTCTGGCATATCCACCTATGATATGGATGAGTCCCATCCCGTAAAAACCAAATCCCGGCACATAGATGTAGTCAACAAAATGCTGGCGCTTAGCTTTTAAAGGATTTTCTTCTTCCCAATTCCTATAGATAGCCAGCACATCGCCAGTTCCACGATCTAGGGTTACCACGTAGGGAAGAGCAATACCTGTGGGTTCTCCATACTCATCTAAGTCTTCCAAACCTTCAATATCTAAGTCTACGTGGCATTCAAAGATTTGATAGCGATTATCATCTGTGGCTTTGTAACCTTGCTGCTCGGCCTTTTTCTTGTCTATGTCAGACAACATGTTCATGGGTTCACCCAGATCAATGTCCTTATAGAAGCCACTTACCTGAAGCTTACGGATTTCATTCTTGGTTTTACGCATTACATGGGTGACGCGTTCTGCCGTGTTTAAACTAGATGCTCCGTAAGGGACAATCATGTCTTCGGCGGAGATGTACAAAGATGTTTGTCTGTTTAAACCGGGATCAAAGTAAACTTTCTTAAACGCCGATCCGGCCAGTCCCAAAGAATAAAGCATTCTTTCATGCTCTGGACGGTACTCAGGCATTTCCTCAGTCAGCTTATAGTTCATGTCATCTCTAACACGTTCTGCTGCATCTTCTTTGAGTTTGGTGATTGCACCAATGATTTCAGTCTTGACCGGCCCAGCGGCAGGAAATGTCTCCATAATAGACTCAGCTTGGAAACGGATAGCAGCTTCAGTCAATATGGTAGAGAAAACCCCGCAGGCTCCATTCCAAGGTTCCGTACGTTCTTCATAGTCCAATCCAAGAACTTCTAAACCTTTGACGAACGTCTCGGCCCAGTCTTTCCTTGAATCTATATCTGCGTTGATTAACTCAGTCAGATCAGAAGATATGCTGTTCAATGCCCGATTATCCAAGACTTCAGCCAAGTTTTGACTAAAATCCCCGCCGTAATCATTCTCCGGCTCTAAGATAAT